CACCACGTGCGCCCATGTTGGTGCAATACCGTTTGTGCCGCCTGCGGTTGCCGTTACTTGCGTCATGATGCCCGATGGCTGGCCGGAAGCGCCGCTTCCATTGATCACGGCTTGCTGCAAACCAAGGCCAACCACTTTGGCCAAGTCGTTTTGGACCAACTGCTCAACTGCCGTGCTGGACTGCATCAACAGGTCACGAGTGAAGTCGGTAAATGCTCCGATGGTTTTCATCTGCATCGTTACCTGACCAATGGCTTGCTGCGATTCGGTGGGCGCGTTACTCTCGGTTACCCAGTAGGCCGTTGCCGATCCGGTCATCTTTGGAATTGCGATCTTGCCGATCAAGCCGGGCAATGTGATGATGCCCAGCTTGCTCAAGACCATTGCATTGCGCAATGTGTCAATGAACGAACCGGAAAGCAGGTTGGTCGCCACCAAGTTACCACCAGCACTTGCAGTGCCAACGTTCAAGTCACGGCGCTGGACTTCGTAGGGGACCATCAGGCCGCGTGCGGTCGTGCCCATCTTAGATGCGACTGCATTGGATACCTCGCGCTCGAACGCTGCGGCTTCTTGGGCTTGGCGTTCGTTTGGTGCAGCCAAGGCGCGGATTGCGCGGACAAAGCTGTATTCGCGGGTTTCTTTGGCATTCAGGCCAATATCTGCGGTATCGACGGGCTTGGTAGACAAGTGGCGAATCATGTCGGTCTGGAATTGCTCGACGGTCTGTCCGGCTTGAATGGCGCGCATGGCCAATTCAGCGCCGCCCGGCACATTGGCTGCAATGGCAGAGATCTCAGCCGGATGGTTGCGAGCTGCGGGGGTTTGAATCACGGGCTTGGCCGCAACGGTATCTTCTGGGTTCATGGTTCGTTCCTTTTTCAATGGGGTTTTTTGTTCGGTGTTTTCGGCTGACCGGCCCACGCCAACAGCGGTATCAGCGGGGACGCTGACAAGTGAAATTTCGAAGGGCTCCCAGTCGGTGATGCGCCAAGTTTCCACACCCGCGCTACGTTCTGCTAGCTCTGCATCGTGAATGATGTAGCCCACCGAGACGTTGCGACGGATACCGTCCACTACGTCTTGGAATACTTCATCAGCTCTGGCGCTTTTCCCAAAGCGCACCACGGCCCTGACTACCTTGTCCGAACCGATAGAGACGTTTTCAACCACACCAACGACATCGCGCATGTTGTGGTCGCAAAGTAAATTTGCACCGCCTGTAAGACGCTGCATACGAATGGATGGGGCGCTACAGTCAAGCACTTCATTGCCCCACTGCCGCTCAACTGGCGTTTCACTGGCGAAGGCAAGCGTTAGCGTCCGCGCTTCGGTGTTCACATCGTCAACTTTGACTTGTGACAATAGCCCTCGGTCGCTTTTGTTGCCTAGCTGAAACGGTGTTTTTGTTTCGTTCATGTTCTGTAGTCTCTTGGTTTTGTGTTGCACGTATCACCCAATAATGCACGGTTATTTGACGGGCGCCTGTTGGCTGCTGTTGGCCCCCGGCTTGCCGTCGTAGGCTGGCAGGCTCACCCCTAGCGACTTAGCAAGCGCCTGCGCTTGACTGATGCGCACTAGCACATCATCAAAGTCGTAGCCAAGCTGCGCGGCTATGTCTTGCGGTGGAACCCAGCCGCCCATGACGGCCATCGCGTTTGCTTCCATGTCGGATTTGGGGTCTACCCATTGCCACCTGCGGCCCTGCCATTCATGGGCGGCAAACTTTTCATATTTACCCGCAGGCAATGGCTGGCCGTTTGGCGTCGTGATGGCTCCCGATAGGAGCGCCATGCGCAACCATCTTGGCTGGATGCGCTCAAGCATGATCTGAATGAAGCTGTCTTGGTCAGTCATCCAGCGGTCTCGCTCTTCAATCGTGCCGCTTCGGATGCTTGAATAATTCACGCCCTCCAAGTCATTCGCCAACGAGTGATAGGCAACCCTCCAGCCACTGGCAATGCGCTGCAATACGGTTTTGACAAACGGGCCAAACACCTCGTTTGGATATTTCGAATCGTGGGCAATGTGTGTCACGCCACCGGGCAACGTGTCGTAAACGCCCGGAACGCTGGTCATGATCTGGGCTAGGCCGTCTTGCGATTCAGCCGGAGCGGCTCCCTCTGGTGTCGTGAAAAAACCGTAATGGTTCGCGCCGTGCTCTGCGGCCAACAATGCGGCCAAATTGAACGCGCCAAGATGGTGCAATGACAGCATACCCGGCGCCATCCACGGCACGCCGCGCAATTGCTCTGGGTATTCTTGGTTGTAAAAATGAATCAAGTCCTCAGACGGAATGCGGATGCGCTCCCGGCTGCTGCGTGAACCGTCGTTCGGATGTGATGCAAAGATGTGAATGGCAAGCGGTCGGCGGTATTGGTTGACCTCGACGCCCATGATCACGGTATTACCGCCATACTCGCCATTGAATTGCGTATCGATTCGGTCTACGTCAATAACCTGCAAAGCAAAATTGAATTTGTTTCCAGCGTCTTTGCCCTCGACAATCTTGACTAGAAATTCACCGTCGCTCGGTAAACCACTTACAAGCGTTCGGCACATATCGTTAAAGTGGAACCGGCCCGTTACGTCAGCCACCGCGCACCACTGTGCAAATGCTTTTTCAATGGCCGTATTGGCCATGCGGTCGGGCTTGGTCGGGTCGTCTTGCACCCGTGACTGATACCGGAAACCGTTTGGCCCCACGATGTTGTCGGCCACCATGCCTTTAAATTTTCGGGCGTAGTCGTTGTCTTTCGAAAGCTGACGGCCACGCGCTCGAAGTAGGTCTAGATCACCCTGCAACTCTCGATTGATGCTGGCCATCGTGGATAGCCAGTTACTCGTGATGCGGTCAATGCGTGCCGCTGAGAATCCGCGCTTTGCCGTGGACTGGCCGCGCAGGGCTTTCCAGACGTTTGATAATCTGCTCATACTGGACCGAATCGCACCTCAATGCGCCCTCGTGTTGGCAACATAGGCGACGCATCGCCCACGGCGCTCTCCCTTGCAACTTCGGCTCGGTAAAGTGACCGAAGGCTAAGAAGCTCAGGGAATGGGATGTATTTCATGGCACGGCCTGCAATTTGATATTCGGCCGTTGCGCTTGTCGCTCGGCCCTCGATAGTGGCCTCGATAGCCTCTAGAGTCCTGATAGCATGGCTTCGTGCATCGCCTGATGTGAGGTTTGCCAGATTCGGCAAAATGCGAGTTGTCCCAGTAAATAGCGTGTACGATTCAGAACTAGCGCCAGATCCTTTTTTGATCTTGGCCGCCCACTGGTAAATCTCTGCCGGCCATGCGTCACTTTGCGTAGCAGTGATTGCCACGTCGTAAACGCCAAGATCACCGCCCGTTGCAGTGACCGACTGAATGCCGCTTGCTGATAAAAACGTGTAAGACAGCGCCCACCCTTCCGAGCTTGGATAGTCGGACAAAGTACGCTGCCATTTGATTGTGTCGCCTTGGCGGGCGCTTGTTGGTTCACTCATACCCGACGGACTATGCCAAGGATGTGTTGCGCTGGTTACCTAATAACGCACGGTCTAGGCCGTGTTTTTTTCTTTCATTCCGGCCACCGCCCTGCTAACCGTCGACGGGTCAAGGCCGTATTTGCGCGCAAGGAATGCAACCCGCTCGCCCCTCAAGTAGTCGCGATAAATGCGGGTATTGCGTTCGCTTGTGCCCTCGCCTGCACGCTTTGAAATGTATACCGTATCGCCGCCCCAGTCTGCGCGAACCTTCTTATTCAGCGCGTCAATATGGGCCATGGTGATCTTGTCGGCGCCTTTTGCAAGTGTTGCAACTCTGTTCATGATGTCCTCTACGATGTCGTTTTCAGTGATTTTTTGCATTACCAGATCCTTGGGGTCTGTGGGAGTTGTTGACGTGGGCGGGGTTTTTGAACTTTTGGAGCGGCCTCGACCTTGGGCGGCTCGCTCATGTCTTGGATTGCCGGTGCATAGCGTTGCTCACGCCTTGCCCAGCTTGGCTCGCGGTAGGACTGAATGCCAAGGTA